CATTCCGCTGGGCGGTGCGCGAGCCCTTCCCTGGCCGCATCCTGCGCTTGTTTCGGCGGGGCCGGCTGGAGGAGGCCACCATAGCGGCGGACCTTAAAAGCATTGGGATTGAGATACACAGCACCGAAGGCGAGCAGGCCCGGGTTGACTTTGGCTCGCATGTCAGCGGGAGCCTGGACGGCATCATTGAGTCTGGCGTCCCTGGAGCCCTGAAGGCCAGGCACATTTTCGAGGCCAAGACGCATTCCAAGAAGTCCTTTGACGATCTGGTCAAGCACGGCGTTGAGAAATCCAAGCCAGTCCATGCCGCCCAGATGCAGGTCTACATGGCCGGCACGAACATTGACCGCGCCTTGTACTTTGCAGTCTGCAAAGACGATGACCGCATCTACACCGAGCGTTTGCGCTACAGCCGCACCGAGGCCGAGCGCCTGATTGCTCGCGGGCATCGCATTGCTCTGGCGGACAGGATGCCCGAGCCCTTGTCCAGCAATCCAAGTTGGTACGAGTGCAAGTTTTGCGCAGCGCATGACTTCTGCCACGGCAGCAAGAAGACCAAGGAGGTCAATTGCCGAACCTGCGCCCACAGCACGGCGGAGCCATCCACGCCAGACAGCGATGCGCATTGGACCTGCGCACGATTCGACCGCAGCGTGATCCCTATCGCCACGCAATACACCGGCTGCGACAGCCATGTCCTGCACCCTGACTTGGTGCCATGGCAGCGACTGGACGGGCCGGATGCTTGGACGGCTATCTATCTCATTGATGGGCGAGAGGTCGCCAATGGGGAGGGGGATGCTAATGTGTATGGGTCTCGGGAGTTGCTATGCTCTACAATGACAACATTCTGACAAAGTGAGGACGTTGCAACATGGGAAAGCCTGCAATCGACATGATTGGACTGAAGTTCAATCGTTGGACTGTTTTGTCCGAAGCGTCAAAACCAATTGGCGCTAAAAATACCGGCAAATTTTGGAACTGTGTGTGCGCATGTGGATCGCAACGAATTGTTTATGGCGGGACTGTTCGCAGCGGAGAAAGCAAGTCTTGCGGATGCTTGAAAGTGGAAAAAAATTCATTGATGATGAAAGAGATGCGATTGCGCCAGTCCGGGTCTGTGCGTGACCGATTCTTTTCTAGATTTGTTGAACTTCAAAATGGCTGCTGGCAATGGAGGGCGCACACAGACAAAAACGGTTATGGCGTACTTCCGGGAGACCATCAAAATATTCGGGCGCATCGTTTATCTTATGAAATACACATTGGGGAAATTTTAGATGGAATGATTGTTTGCCATAAATGCGACAACCCAGGGTGCGTAAATCCTAAGCATCTTTTTATGGGGACTTCAAAAGATAACGCACAAGATGCTTTGCAAAAAGGCAGACATTACATTGGTGAAAAAAATGGCAGGTCAAAACTCACAAGACAACAGGCTAATGATATTTTTGCGTCAAAAGAAAATGGACAAATTTTGGCAAATATTTATGGAGTAACAAGGTCAACAATAAATAGTATTAAGCGCGGAATAACATGGCAAAAATAGAATTGCGTGAATATCAAACACGCGCACTGAACATGCTTTACGCGTGGTTTGAAAAGAACGCAACTGGCCATCCAGTACTGAACATGCCTGGCGGGTCTGGCAAGTCGGTGGTGATTGCATCGTTGGCAAAGGATGCGTTGCAAAACTGGCCGGAGACAAGAATTTTGATGCTGGTCCACTCCAAAGAGCTGATCCTTCAAAACGCTGACAAGTTGCGCAGATTGTGGCCCGATGCGCCATTCGGCATCTACAGCGCCAGTGTTGGCAAGCGCCAGCTTGATGAGCCAATCACCTATGCCGGCATTGGGTCTGTGGCCAATCGTAGCAAAGAGATCGGGCACATTGATCTGTGCATCATTGACGAAGTGCACGCTGTTTCAACCGCCGAGAGTGGCATTTATCGGAAGCTGATTGCCGACTTGCTGAAGATAAATCCAGCCATGCGGATCGTTGGATTGAGCGCCAGCCCCTACAGGCTTGGGCAGGGTCTAATAACTGAAGGACCAACTGCAATCTTTTCCGATATTTTGGAGCCTGTCAGCATCCAGGAGCTGGTTTCCAAAGCGCACCTTGTCCCGTTGCGATCAAAGATTACCAATCACAAGCTAGACACAGACGGTTTGCACAAGCGCCAAGGGGAATACATTGCGTCCGAGATGGAGGCAAAGTTCAACACCGACGATCACAACGGCGCCGTGGTAGAAGAGATCATCGAGAGGGCAAGCAACCGCGAGCATTGGCTAATTTTTTGCTCTGGTGTTGCTCACTCTGAAGCTGTGGCTGAATGCTTGCGTGGGGCCGGCATTCCTGCCGAGTCGCTGGATGCAACGCATAGCAAGTCTGAGCGCGAGCGCAAGTTGGCCGACTTTGAATCTGGTCGAATGCGTGCTATTTGCTCGGTTGGAATTTTAACGACAGGCTACGATTTTCCTGCTTTGGATTGCATTGCGTTTTTGCGATCTACTATGTCGCCAGGGCTTTACTTGCAAATGGCCGTGCGCGGCATGAGGCCGCACTTAGGCAAGACCGACTGCCTGGTGCTTGACTTCGCGGCGGTGGTGGCAACCCACGGCCCGATCACGCATGTCAGACCGCCGAACAAGAAGGGCGAGAAGGAGGGAGCCGCGCCGGTGAAGGTATGCGACAACTGCCAGGAACTCTGCGCCCTTGCGGCCCGTGTATGCCCTGCCTGCGGGCATCCGTTCCCGGAGCCGGAGATCAAAAAGCTCAAGCTTCAGAACGATGACATTATGGGACTGGCGGGCAAGGAAATGTCGGTGACCGCTTGGCGTTGGCGCAAGCATGTCAGCCGCGCCAGCGGGCAGGAGATGTTGATGGTCACCTATTACGGGGCGCTGTCGGATGCGCCAGTGAGCGAATACATGCCGGTGAACAATCCTGGCTATGCGGGCGAGAAGGCGCGGAGGACTGTGGCAGAGATCGCCTCGGGTGCCGATGTGCTTGTGTCCGACCTCTACAACCCGCTGGACGTGGTGGCCGACATTCTTTCCTGCGGCGAGCCGCCAGACATGATCGAGTTCAAGATGGACGGTAAATATCACCGTGTTATGCAACGAAAATGGAAACTAGATGCGCCACAAACAGCCTGAGATCGTGACGATCTACTACAAGATGCTCGAGGCCGGCCCGCCCAAGTGCTGCCATAGCTGCGAAATGTACGGCACAGACGGCCTGTGCGTGGAGTTTTTCAAGGAGCCGCCGGAGGAGTTCGCCGCCACGCCGGATGCCTGCAACAAGTGGGTGATGGACCTGCCCTTCTGATGAAAACAGAACACGAAGAGCAGCGCGAGCTGGTGCAGTGGATCCGCCAGGCCTGCGGGGTGCGGGTCTTTGCGATCCCGAACGGTGGCCTGAGAGGCATCGCCGCCGCTGGACGCCTGAAGGCCGAAGGCGTCAGCGCTGGCGTGCCTGACCTGTTCATCCCGGCCTGGCTGCTCTGGATCGAGATGAAGCGGGAGAAGGGCGGCAGCGTCTCGTCGGAGCAGCAGAGTTGGCACGACTACCTGCGCAACCTGGGGCACCATGTGATCGTCGGGCGCGGACAGGAAGATGCTAAAAAAAAGATGGCAAACCTGGGGTTTGTACCTAGAATTTGATGCTTTTTTTTAGGTATTATCCTTCTACACCAACCCGCAACCAGCGAACAGGAAAGAACGAAATGAACTACTTCCACCTTAACAGCCGCCTCGAAGTCACCGCCATCCAGGGCAGCCTGCCCGCAGAACACCGTGGCGTGGGCACGCGCTGGTTCTCGATCGGCGACGGCGGCTGGGCCAACCGCAATGACTTCGACACGCTCCTGCTCGCGCAGGTCGTGGCCGACGCGGCCTCGGTGTTCAGCGGCGAGGCGTACGTCGCCACCGACGCCGGCGGCCAGTGCAGCCCGCGCTACGACGTCATCCGCGCCCCGGCGGTCGGCGACGAGGTCAGCTACGGGTTCAATGGCGACTGCTACCCCTGCGGCACGGTCGTCAAGGTCAGCAAGTCGCTCAAGCGCGTCGAGACCAGCGAGGGCAAAGTTTTCAACCGCAGCAAGAGCACGGGCCGCTGGTTTCAGCATGGCTGGGCGCTGGTAAACGGTCACCATTACGAACAAAACCCACATTTTTAAGATTAACAGCCCGGCCCAGCGCCGGGCACCAAGGAGCCCCCATGATCTCTGATGCCCTCTTCGCCGCAGCCCTCGGGCTTGCCGGCGCCACATTCCTTTTCCTGGCGCTGTCATGAACGGCGCCCCACCCTGCCCGCTGGGCAGCGTAGAGTTCGTCTACAACATAGACGACGTGGACCAGCCCTTGGTCTGCCACCTAGATTACGAGCCCGAGTGCGCAGGCCACGGGGATCACCCCGATTACCCAAGCACTATGTGCTTGGCGGCGGCCTACATCAAGGACACCGACATTCTGGGCCTCCTGAGCCCCGACAAGATCGAGGCAATCGAACTGCTCGCCTTAGACGAGCAAGAGCGCTTTGATGGTGGGTACGATGAAGAATAAGCCGCCGCCAAGCATTGGATGGTGGCCCACTGGCGAGCACAAGGTGCGCTGGTGGAACGGCAAGTGCTGGTCTTGGGCCTGCCTGGACAGCGACAACGAGCACCAGATACGTCATTACAGCGCCAAGG